CTACCTCATCCGGCCGAGCACGGTGATGGCCACGCTGGTCACCGACCCCGAGGTCACCTTGGGCCGCACGTAGCGCGTGAACTCGCAGATGTTCTTGATGCCGTCCGCGGTCAGCGCGATGGAGTTGCCCAGGCCATCGGTCAGGGTGAACCAGTTGGTGTTGTCGTGCGAGCCCTGCAGCGTCACGGTCGCGCCGTTCCACGTTCCGACCATGGTGACCGAGCGGTCGCCCATGGGCAGCTCGGCCGTGTCGCCGGTCTCGTTGGACGTGAACGCCCAGCTGGCGCCAGCGACGCCGGCGCTCAGCTTGGGGTTGACGTCGGTCTTGGTGGTGGCCATGGCCTACCTCCTACTTGGTGAACTCGCGGCGGACCCGCACCACCACGGCGCCCAGGTCGATGTCCGTGCTGGCCCCGGTCGTGGCCGTCAGCAGGACGTAGAAGCTCTTCTGCGTGGTCACCTGGGCGGCCAGACCGCTCTTCAGGCTGTTGTTCACGTCCACCGCGCTGTCGGCGGTCTTGCTGATCTGGGTGATGGAGCCCACCGAGGCGTCGGTCATGTCGGCCGTGCCCACGGTGAAGCTGCGCAGGTTGGCGTCCAGGGTGACGGTGTTGCCCGCGCTCTCGATCTGGCCCTGCAGGTAGAAGCCCTCGATGACGTCGCCCACCTGCAGGCCCTCGACGGGGACCACCAGGGTCGCGGCCGTCTGCGAGGCCGGGCAGGTGGCCAGGCGGCCGATGTTCACCGCGCCGCCGCCCACGGTCCAGCCGGCGGTCGCGCCGACCTTGCTGTAGCCCGTGCAGATGAGGTCCTGGGTCGTGCTCTTCATCGTTCCAGCCATGGTGTTGCCTCCTTCTTTGGCCCGATGCCGGGCTCTAGTTATGCCCGAGAGCGGGCCTTACTGAGGGGTGAGCTGGCCGGCCTGCGCCTGGTCCAGCAACTTCTTGAGCACGTTCTCCCCCTCCAGGCTCGCGCCGGAGAGGTCCTTCACGGTCTTGCCCATGGCCTGCATCTGCTCGGCCTGAGCCTGCTGCTGCATCGCCTTGGCCTTGCCCTCGCGCAGGGCCGCCACCTGCTCGTCGGTGCGCACCACGCCCGGGGGCGCGCTCAGGATGTCGGCATAGGTGTCCACCACCTGGTCCATGTCCAGCTTGTCCAGGACGTCGGGGACCACCGTGGCGAAGTTCAGCGTGGTCTGCATCAGGCGGTCGAGCCCGCCGATGGCCACCAGCTTCTGGCTGTTGGCCATCATGGAGATGAACTCCACCTTCAGGTCCACGCCGGCCAGCTCGCGCGGCGCGGGCGGGAACATGCCCCGCTTTTCCATGATGCGGAAGGCGTTGTCCACGATGGGCTTGAGCAGGTGCAGGTCGAGCTGCTGGAGCACCGGCCCCAGCACCAGCAGCTTCTCCTCGTGGCGCTCGTCGATCTCGCGGGCGGTCGGGCGCTCGTTGCGCGTGTCATCGGCCAGCATCAGGAACAGGTCGGCGAAGTAGGCCTTCTTGATGGCCTCCTGCACCCGCTGGATCTCCAGCATCAGGTGGTTCAGGTCCAGGCTCACCTCGTGAGCCGGGCGGATGCCCTTGGCGCCGTCGCGCTCGTCGACGTAGTTGTTGTCCCCGGGCAGGATGCTCGTCTTCACCGTCCGCATGGACAGCGGGTAGACCATGGGCGGGTTGACCTGCTTCTCGATGGCCTGCAGCTTGCGCTTCTGCATGAGCTGCAGCTGCTTCACGTCGCCCAGGGCCATCATGCCCGGGCAGTTGGTCCCGTAGGTGTCCTCGCCGGTCACCGACCAGCGAGGGCCGAACACGGGGAACTCGTCGAAGCCCGACTCGCGCAGGTGCACGTCGCGCTCGGCCGTGCCCTCGCCCTGGCCCTTCTCGTAGTAGATGCTGGCCCAGCGCTTGTACTTGGCGTGCAGGCGCTCCGGGTCGTACTCCTCGTTGGGCAGGATGAAGTGGCACACGTCCACCGCCTCGCCCATCTTCCCGTCATCGTACATCTGGCGCACGCGCGGGCTGAAGTTGCTCCAGTCGGCCACGCGGCCCTGGGAGTCGCGCTCGGCAAACTCCTGCACGACCTGGCGCACCGTCATCCTGAACTCGCGGAAGAACACGGCCACGCGGTGGTTGGCGTCCAGGGCCAGGCAGTAGGAGCCGACGGGGAAGGAGTTGAAGCGGAAGGCCGCGCCCTGCGGGTCGAAGTTCTCCTCGATGGAGCCCGCGGCGGTGGCGAAGGTCCCCAGGTCGTCGTAGACCGAGGGCAGGACGTTGTAGAGGTCGGACTTGCTGAACTCCATCATCATGCGCTGGTGCACGATGTAGAGCCAGCTCTTCACCGGGCCCTTCTCGTCGAGCTCAGGGCTGGCGGTGGTCAGGCGGAACCATTGGCGCGCAGGGCTGGTCAGGCCGCTCATCATCCCCGAGGTCAGGGTGCGCGCCGCGAACGCGGCCGTCAGGTCGTTCAGCTTGTTGTTGCGCCGGTCGCCCCGGTTGGCGTCGGTGACCATGAAGCGCGGCCGGTTGGGCAGGATGTAGTCGGCCAGCTCCCGGTAGTGGGGCAGGAACGACTCGCGCTCCTGCACCATCTGGGTGCGGATGGCCTCGAGCCGTGCGCGCTTCGAGTCGGCCTGCTTCGGCATCACGCCCCCAGAATCGTCTTACCGCCCGCGCTGGGCGCCGGAGCGGCCCCGCCGCCAGGCACGCCCATGGGCCCGGTCAGCATCGTCCCCGAGCGCCCCTGCTTGCCCAGGGCGGCCACCCGGGCCCGCGCCGACTGCGCATCGCGCGTGCGGATCATCGCCTCCTGGTTGGCCGCGTCTTCCTGCTGCTTCTTGAGCGCGTCCTGCTGGGCCTGGGCCCGGGACGCCGCGCGCCCGGCCTCGTTGTCCAGCCGCTGGCGCTCCTTCTCACCCGAGTAGACGTTGTAGGCGGTACCGCCTGCGGCCAGCGCTAGTGCGACGTAGGGAATGGCTGCCTGGGGCATTAGAGTGTCCTCGAAAAGGCCGTGTAGTCCGGCTCGTAGCCCAAGGCTTCGAGCCACCGCCAGGACGTGCTGGCCGGCATCAGCCAGGTCAGCTTCTGCACCCCGCGCTCGCGGAGCTGGCGCTCCACCCAAAGCAGGAACTTCCCGCTTCCGAATCCCCGCGCGTCCGGGTGAATGAACAGCGCGTCCTGGATGGCCTGCACGATTCCGGGCTGTTGGGGAAACGCCCCGACCATGAACGTGGCGTATCCCATGAGCACTCCGTCTCGCCTCAGCGTGTAGAGCACCATGCCGTGCTGCTCCAGTCTGTGGTACGTGTTCCGGTCCGGCATGACGTCAACCGGGCGGCCCACGGCGCGCTGGTGTTCCAGTATCAGCGGCCACGCCTCGTCCCACACTTCGGCAATCCGTTCCTGGGCGTATGTCATCACGTAGATATTGTGATTTTCTCACCGCCCCGTAAACAGCGGATTCCACCATAAATACAACGTCAGGTCAGGGGGTCGTAGTCCGAGGCGTGGCGCTTGGCTGGGCCGTCCACGGGGAAGTCCAGCTCGCGCCCGTTGGGGAGCACAATGCGCGCGGGCATGTCGGGCAGGTAGAACGTCTGCGCCAGGGCGTCCGCCAGGTCGGGGCTGAAGCCCAGGCGGTCCTTGATGTGGTCCTTCTCCTCCATCAGGAATTTCCCTGATTTGTAGGTGTATTGCGGCTCGGTGAGCTCGCGCACCAGCTCGGGGATGTTGGGCAGCGCGCCCCCGGCCTTGACCCACTCGGCCATCCGCCACCACATCTCGGCCCGGGCGTTGTGGAACTGGTCCTCCTGGGCGTTGCCCGAGGCCACCACCTCGATGGGCCCGTGCCCGGCCTGGCGCAGGACGTCCACCACCCCGGCGCCCCACCCGCCCGTGCCGTCCACCAGCACCAGCTCGGCGTTCCAGCGACTCAGCGCCAGCGCCACCCGCGCGGCCACCTGGACGGAGTCGGCGTTGCGCATCTCCACCGGCCGCGAGGTGTACAGCCCTTGGCGCGGGAAGATGATGGTGCGGTCGTCGCCGAAGCGCGCCACGTCCACGCCGAGGCGCTTCTGCGCCCAGCCGTAGGCCTCGGGCCTCAGCCGCCGGGCCATGGCCGCCTCGACCTCGTTGATGGTCAGCAGGGAGTCGAAGCCGCCCGGCGGGAACTGCCCCAGGATGGTGGCCATGACCCAGGGGTTCTCGCGCCCGTACTTCTCGATGGCCTTGCGCGCCAGGTCCACACTCACCCTGGGCGTGCGCTTGGGGTCGTCCGGGTCGGCGGTGATGGTGATGACCGTCCACTCGTTACGCAGCAGGACAGCCACGTGGTACAGCAGGCCCGAGGTGCTGGTGGGGTTGCCGGCCGCGGCGATGAGGGCGTCGGAGGGGTTGCCGGTGAAGATCTGCTCGGCGGCCTTGAGCACGGCCACGGGCATGTCGCCGGTCTCGTCCAGCAGCACGAACGGGAACTTGGAGTGCAGGCCGGACAGCGCGCGGCCGATGGCCTCGGCGTCGGCGTCCTGCTTGAACGAGCGCGCGGACAGGAACCAGGTCTCAGCGTGGTCGTTGGCGAATATGCGCTCTTTGGTCCAGGTGAAGGCCGCGGTCAGGAACTCGGAGCGCCCCTGCCACTTGGCCAGCTCGGCCCAGAGGTTGTCCTTCAGGTTGTCCGCGGTGATGGACAGGGCCGCGCCCTTGGGGTGCTCGCCCTGGGATGCGAAGCAGGCCAGCCGATGCCAGCCTATCCAGGACAGCCCGGCCGACTTGCCCGGGCCCGTGCAGGCCTTCATGGCCAAGCGGCGCTGGGCCCGGGGCGCACCGCCCACGGCCATGAGCGCGTCCTTCTGCCACTCGTCGGGCTCGACCTTGAAATTCTCACGGACGAATTGGACGGGGTCAGCTCGCCAGACGCGGATGCGGGACTTGGCGCGCTCGAGGATGCTCATTTGCTGGGCTCGTCGTCGCCGGCCACGATGTTCTCCAGCGTGACCTTGCCAGCGACCTCGCGCTTCTCGACCAGGCCGCCGCGGCGCTTGAGCAGGATCTCGATGGCCGCCCGGCGGTCGGACAGCTTGACCTTCTTCAGCAGGCCCTCGAGCACGGCGGCCTCCTCGCCCTTGCTGAACAGCTCGGTGACGTCCAGGCCCTGCACCAGCATGGCCAGGTCGTGGGGCCACTCGGAGACCGGGCGCACGCGCCCCTGGGCGTCGAACAGCTCGCGGATGTCCGCGAAGGCCATGGCCCGCAGGGCCTGGTCGGCGCGCGCCAGGTCGGCCTGGGCCGCCACGTTGTTCGACTCCAGCCACAGGGCGAAGCGGGCCTTGTCCTCGGCCACCCAGCGCCAGATGGCCGCGAAGCGCACCACGCCGCCGGGCGCGCCCGGGGCCTTGGCCTGGGCGTGCCAGATGTCCACCAGGTCCTGCAGCGCGCCGCC